GTTCAATAGGTTCCAATTAATCTCTGCCATTACCAAGCCCTCCCCGTGTCAGGGTTGATCCATCCACTCGATTGCTGTTGCTGGCCGTAGTGTTGGCTGAGCCCAGAGATTCCAGTCGATAGGGCGTTCCCGTAGCCTTGATAAGCACTAGCCTGTATGTTGCCTTGCGCGATAGCTGCGTTGCCTTGTACCGCTGCGTTGTTGGTTGCGATTTGTCCGACGTTACTGGCATATTGCTGACCCGCTTGACCAAGGGTGTTCGCGGCGGTTTGACCGACCCCGGCTAGGCTGGCTAGTTGATTATATTTGGTGGCTTGTTCCCCGGTATAGCGGTTGTATGCATTTTGGTACTCGTTGCTGGCGGTATCCTGACCGAATCGGGTGATTGCTTTCAAGGCGCCCCCTGAAGCCAGCCCGCCGCTCGCCGAGGCTGATCTATCCAGCGCCTTTATCCCTTCGGACATTCGGAACTGATATCCCGGGTCTGCGAGCATATCGCCAGCTTCAAAGGGCCTACTCATCGCGCCCGACAGCACCCCTGTTCCGAGCTGATTAATCGCCGCGGTACCTTGATCAAGCCAAGGCTTCTGATTCTTCTGCATTTTGTCGAATTGCCGACCCTGCTCTTCCGTCGCATAGGCAGCCGCGGCGGACGCGGAATCTCCCGCTTTTGCTGCCGCCTTTGACTGTGACTTTGAGGAAAGGTAACTCGCCCCTCCTACAACAACCGCTGCTGTTATTGCGCTTGACATTCTTCTACCTCCAACAAACCCCGCAATTGCAAAGTCTGTCTATAATCTATGGTTATTTCTTCTCCCCGGTCCCCGGCCCTGCAGCCTTCAATATTCCGTAGAGCAACAAAGACTATATCGTTATTGACTTGGAAGACCTTGGCATTGGGCCGACAGGAATGGTTTGTATACCTACCCGCAGGCGTTCGTTTACCGTTGATATTAGCTGGGGCAATAACCTCCCCCTCGTAGAACGGTGCAGAGGCAAATAACCCCTTCCCATGCAAAGCAGAATCACGAACGCATACCTTAGTCCAACCATTTGGCATTGGGATTTGATCCTCCAAGTTTTCAACTTCTTCCTTTATCTGCTCAGGAGCCATACCACACTCTTGCACCACCAGCTCATAATCTGCGCGGTCTTCGCTGTAGTCGGTGGCGTCTTTGTGGAATTCCACCGCATAGTCTGTCTTATCAAGAAACCAAGCTTCCAGCTTATCTATATCGGTCTCATCTGTAGCATAGACATTCTGCCAGATAACATCTTCCAGGATATATCCAACCTTGCGGCCGGGGGGCCCAATGAAGGTCATTGGCGCGGAGAGTTCGGTTTTGCTGCCGTCTGGGTTCAACATTAGTACTTTTCCCTGGATGAAGATATTCACGTGGGAGAACTTTTGCCGGTGCCCTAGGACCATTGCGCCAGCTGGAAAGTGAACTTCCCGGATATACAGCCCATCCCCGAAATAATGGAAGAGCGGACATTCTGCCTGCGGCAGCTGCAACAGCTTCTTCTCAATCACATCTAAGCTGACCCCTGGAAGGTTATCTATCCCGGCAGTTTTTAGTATTTCTTCCATAGTTTCCCCGTTGGATTAATGATTAATAATCCCGATGTATTATTTAAACACTGACATCTTAGTTATAACTGCTATAAACCCCCCAAGCAATCCACCACTAGCTGACAATCCTACATGCCAAAGGCCACGCCTTTCAAGCCTAAGAAATCGAGTATCGCAGGCCGCACACCGCCTCTCACACAGATTAGCCTGCAACTCTGTATGAGAGGTTAGTAATGATCCCTGCTCAATCAAAGCATCGTAAATTATAAGCAATTTTGTTGAATCATCAGCGGTTTTAAAGGTGTCCTTAGTTATTTGCATAAGAGTTCCAAGATTAAAAATTAATTATTGATGATTGTACCAACTGAAAGCATTAATGACGTCTGCTGAAACTAAGCCAACAAAATCTATTCGGTAGATAGAGCTGGGTTCAAGAATCCATTCGCTATCTACGCGAGAGGCTCCAGCGGAGTCCTTGCCTGTTCCTACATAAAAGGATTCTACTAAGGTTCCGTCAGTGCTGGTTACCCCAGAGGTTATGGTAGATAGCGGGGTGGTGGCGGAATTAAAGTTTTTATTGAATATTGGAATAGTTGTCCCTCCGGTGAAAGTGGCATCTTTGTATAAGTCTACTCTGGCCGATCCGTCGAACACATCACAACTGATGATTAAGTGCGGACGGTCGGTGGTTGTGACGAAAGCATATTTAAGGGTAGAAGTTCCCAAAGCTACCATCTCTAAGGCTTTAAAGGTATTCCCTTGATGGATTTGATGGTGCGTATGACTTATAGTAACCGGATTGTCGAAGAACGGATCGGTAGGACCAATCTGCACATTCAATGCATCCAAGATAGAAGGAATTTCGCTCCTAGCCGCAATCAAATCAGTTAAAAGGGTAATCAATGCTTGAATAGCTGCATCATTAACTGGTTGAATATCTGTTATATTAGCTTTTAATTCCAATTCTGTCAAGAGGTTAATTTGACCCTCTTCGGTAGCCGGATTGATGGTACTTCCTGCGATATCTGCAAGTCGGGTTTGTTCATAGCTGCTCATATTATAACATAGCCTCCGATAGTTGGGCAGAGTTGGACCGTAGTCCATTGGAAGTCGAGTTCCTTGCTTGCATCGTCTTGAATCAGTTCGCCAGCCTGCGGAAGGATGGTTATTATCCCGGTTCCGGTGTTGGTTATGGAGAGAACTGAATCTCGTTGCGCAGCGGTTTGCAGGGTTATAGTGATCGTCCCGGAAGCCATTACATGCTGAGTATCATTGTCGATTGAAACATCAGCATCCGTTATGGTGACGTTGGAGAGAAATTCCAGCGACAATCCAACCTTCTGCTCTAGCAACTGTAAGAACCGATACCAACTCCTGGAAATGTTGCCAGAGCGTTCATCGAGGAACTTTTCCCTAGTAGAAGGAATTTGAGTTATCATGTCCGAGCCTCCGTTGCTTGTAGTTCAGCTCCCATTATCGCGATTTTAACCGGATCTGTCCCAGATATCTCGTATATCCTATCACGACCTCTGCCTAACCTCCTCCAGATAACCCGGTGGGAAGTATCTCCGATAGCACCTAGGGATATTCCAAGAGTATTCCAGTGGTTATTGCTCCAAGTATGTCCACCGTCGTCTGACCACCGCAACATTATCAGAGCCTCATCGCCTTGCTGCGGGGCGGTTAGACCAACGCCGGTTTCGCAATCCAGCTGCAATTGATGGTGGACCAGGCGCTTGAGGGTGTTGGCTCCAGTTGGAAGTGCTCGCCAAGTCCTCAGCCATTTCTGCACTCCGCCATTATCGGAATAGGTTTCCAGGTCCAAGGTATACACATTTCCATTTTCGAAGTCCCCAACATACACTTCATTGTTGAATACCATCTGGGAGTTGCCTCGGTGGCGGGTGAATTCACCAAGGTCAGAGTATCCTGCCCGCTCGTGCCAAATTCCAGTCGCCACGTCAAACGCGAAGGTGCGATTTTGCGTTGGGAAGTTCAATACGTAGAAGGAATGACCCGCTTGTTGGTAGGTGTAGGCGGAGCCTTGAGAGATATCCGGGAATGTTTGGATTATTGATTCGATGGAATGGTCGGAGACTCTCTGTGCTGCATATCCGTTCGCGCGGTAGACAGTACCGACTCCGCGAGCGTCTGAGCCGAGCCAGAACAGGGAGTTATCCAAGCGCGCGATGGAGTGTGGGGCTAGGCAACCCACCTCTAAAAAAGCTCCTTGGATGCGGGCGAGTGGGAAGTCCAACGCACCGGAGTTGTAGAAAACTTCGACAGAGTTTTCTCCAAATATCCAAGCTTCACGGTGATCTACGGCGATTGCTGATACATTATCCGGGTTGCCCTCTGCGGAGGCGAATTCCAGTGGATCGATGGAAGTGCCGTCTAGTAGGCTGGTGACCCAAAATCGCTGGGAGTCCGGTTCGTTGAATACAAAATACCCGTCCAAGTAGCCAACAGTAACTGCACCAGGGAAGTCAGGATCTGTTATCTCTGCGAATATCCCAGTGGAAATGTTGTAAATGAATCCATCTGGGTTGCAGGCGATAAAAATCTGCGTACCGTTGTCGGCTAAGGAAACAGGACCGGTGCCGGTTATTGTGCCCAGAAGAATCGGAATAAGATTAGAGGTTAAACGGTAAAACTGCAGACCTGAGGCGATATAAGCTGAAGTCCCAACTCGAATCATCCCGCGGATCGGTCCCAGGCCAACCTCCGCTTTCAGCAACAACCCCGGACACCTCGACAGAAACCCCGGCTCCTTCCCACCTTCCGGAATAATCTCTGGATACAGGTTAATCATTCGGTTATCGGCAGCATTGACTGACCTAGCTACGAACTGCCCGCCAAGAATTGGAGTTTTCATTTATCTCTGCCTTATTATTTGTTGAGCGGGGGGGATATCGAACTCGGATATCGGATATCTCAGACGACGCTCAGCGTCTGTTAAGGTTCTTCTGGAGTGGGTTAAGCGAGCTTCAGCCTCTCCAGATAGTCTCTTATACATAGCAAGTGCGTCAGCGTCTGAGAAACCTTTTCGTTTGAATTCCCCCAGATTCCCTCCTCTAGGGAGGCCTTCTTGAGTCTGCACTCCGTGCTGGAGTTCGTGGCTGACTACAGTCTTAGCTCCGGAGATAGTTGGAGATTTGACTTCAAGTGCGTTTTTACCATGATCGAAGAACCCAGAGAGCTTAGGATTCTGCGATCCTATGTCGATGTTTGTTTTTACTTTAAGCAATTCCGGGTAGGCCTCGAAGAGTGCTGGATGGGAGATAGTTCCAGTTCCTTCGGGAGATAGTTTCATACCCGCGTCGCTTATCTCCATCCGAGGTTTTTTATCCGCGAAGCCGAAGGTAGTGCCGAGCTTGTTCCAGATTGTTTTATCCGGCACCCCTTCCATCTTCATCTTCTCCGCGGCCTTCAGCACATCCGATTTCCCGAGCTTAGCAATCCCCTTCGCGCCGATGAAAGTCCCCATACCAAGGGAGAGCTCAACAACTGAATCTGCTATGAATTGATTCTCTTCAGGGGTTAGAGGGCGCTTTTCCTTTTTAGCCTGCGCGAAAATCTTATTGGAGATTGAGAGGTTGTTCCAAGGGGAGGTTATAGACTCCGCAGCACCGCTGACAGCGGTTTTAAGTTGGCCTAGCTTTCCAGGTTGAAACCCCCCGCGAGTGGGAGCGCCTCCCTGAACCAACGTTGACTCAGGGGCTTGTTTATGCAAAGAGTTAAATGGCATATTAATAGTTCCCGGAAAAGATATTAAATCGCTCTTGTTTGCCCAACAGGCTCGCTGGTAGCGCCATTATATCCTGCGGGGAGTTGTTAGCCTTTAGAACCCGCTTGGAGGTCATAGCAAGGCGCTGGGTGGATGCCGGAGGTTCCAGGCCAAACTCCATGCAGATTTCACATGCGAGATTGTAGATAAACGCGCGCATATAGCCAGGAGGTACTATAACATCGGTTACGAGATCGGAGAGCTGAGCGAGTTCGGTTATCGAGATGAAATGGAACTCCAGGTCTTGTGTAGGAACTGGATAGAGTTCAACTGTTATATCCGGCACATTCATGTTTATGTGCATTAGCTGCGGATAGGTAGAGGTTACCGTTTTCAGGGCGATTGCGTTGTATTGCTCTTCGTTTATGATCTCCAAGCCATAGCTGATACCTGTTCCTGGGTCTTTGAAATAGGTGGAGTCATCTACTTTCTGCGGACGGTTGCCGGAGAGGTCTCCAGAAGGTCCGATGGTACGGGAAAGAGTGTTAGCTGGCCAGGTGAAGATTTGATCTTGAGTTGAGAATACGGATAAGCGCTCGGCCGACCAGGAATCCAGCATACTGTTAAAAGCTTGTAGGATATCGGCAGATTCATCGGCAGATGGAGTTTCTCCGCTGGCGAGAATCCCACCACACTTCCGCATAGCTGCGTTGATTATTTCACCAGATGTAAGAATCATCGAAGACCTCCAAGGCCCCCGGTTAAGGGGGCTGAGTGTTATTAGCTAACGCGATATGCGGTCCAAGCGGCGGTTCCCGTTTTCCGGAACCTCCAGGTTCCAGATGAACCAGCTGCGGTTG